GCTTTATAATCTTCTAGGCTTTTAAGATACGTTTTTAATATTTTCCTTAATTCTTCTGGCTTTGGGTGCAGGCTCAAATCAAGGTTGTCGATATCATCTTCTGTTGTGTATTCGTTAAACTCAAATGTGTTAACAACAGTGCCATCAGAAATTGTTAAACTTTCATTCATTCTGCCAAGAACGCGCTCTATCTCTTCTGTAAAGCCAGACGCAATAAACTCGTTTTGTAACTTGCGCGCGGTATCAACAAGCAAAGGTTTTGGCCCTTCTTCCCCGCCTGCTTCCCACTCACTAATTGCATTAGCGTGAGCGCCTTCTGCCCTTCGCAAAAACTTTTCTATTTGTGTTGCTTGTTCATCATTATAGGGTTGCACTTCACTATAAACTTTGGCTGATCGCCTAGCGATGCGCATAACTTCTCTATCAGCAGATTTATCCACTGTAAGCATTTTATCAAAAAACCCTACGCCATCTTTTGCTGTAACGCCAAACTCTACACGCTTTTCTTCAAAGTTTTCTTGTGTAACTTCCCCACGCTGTATAGCCATTCTAAATTCTAGATTTCCTAAAGAATTAGATGTTGCTCCTTCTTCCAGTTCTTTTTCTAGACTGCGTATGGTTATAGGGCTTATTGCCTGACCGTTTGTGTCGGTTGCTATTTGGTACAAATCATCTATTAAATTGTCGCGTGTATCTTCATCTGCATCTTCAATTCTAGACACAATCCTAGCAACGGTAGATGATTGACGGCGCACTTCATTGCGCATGGTTTTTTCGTTAGTTGTGTCTTGCGCATTGGCCTCAGTTCGTATTCGCTTCTTCACTGCTGCGCGCTCTTCATCTGACATATCATTATATATTGATGAATATTTGCCAAAATCCCCCGTGCGCATTTTTGCTAATGCTGCATGTGAATTTGTGGCGTATTCTTCACTTAAAGCATGCTCAACTAAAACGTCTGTCTTTGCTGATAAAATTGCCCCATCAATTTTTGCCGTTTCTGTTTCTGCAAACTCAGCGTCACCAGTTCTAAATAACGTAGACTTTAAACTGTTAGATAAAACATCTAACTCTTTGTCCAATAAATTTACGTTGCCCTCAAAGTCCGCTGTTTTTATTAAAGCCCTAGCCGCATCTCCAAAGTTGTCAACTTGGTCTTGCGCCGCCATGCGCAAACCTAAAGCGCGCTTTTTATTTACTTCCTCAAGCGCAGTCTTATAAACAGAAGAACCCAGCGTTGCTGCTGTTGCTTTAAATGCAAGCGCTTCGTTTGGGTCTACATCAGCAAGGGCTTCCGCGTAACCAGTTTCTGTGTTTCGCAATCTAGATGTAATGTCGGCAAGATCTTCTGGCCTAAAGTCTGGGCTTTCTATTGTTTTTTGCATTGCTGCAATTTCAGTGCGATAAGCCCCCTCTAGGTCTGTGCGCATAATCTTGCCAGTAGTTGCGCGCAATGTTGCGCCAAATACTGTGTTTTTGTCGCCAACAATGTCATCAATATTAACGCCAGACGCGCGCGCATCTTCTAGCTGTTGCACTGTTACAGGGTTGTCAAACGCGTATTCAATGGCCTCTTGTTTTGTTTTTGCCTCTGCCCTTGCAAACGCAAACTCAGAAACTTTATCAAGAGCCGCAGATATTTGGCCATACACAGCCGCCTGCGCTCTACCAGTTTGCGTATAGTCAACACTGGGAAGGCTGGGTATTTGCGCGCCTAGTGGGCGATATCTTGGTAAACGCTCTGCCATACTAACCTACCTAAAACCCGCCCGGCGCCAACGGGTCATAAATACCGCCAGCCCCTTGAACTTGCGCTGATGCCGCTTGTTGGAATGTTGTTGGCGTCATGCCGCCTGATGGTGCGCCGCCCAACAAACTGCCTTGGTATCCAGCCATAGCGATATTCGCAATAGCTTTAAACTGTGCAGCTTTCATGACGGCTTTTGCTTGCTTCCCATATTCTAGCGCCTGCAACTCGGCTTGGCGCATTGTTATGATTTGGCCTTCTCTAGACATATAATATTCATCAGCGCCTTTTGCTTGCGCATATCTTTTTAAAGCCATAGCGCTGCCGCTGTTAGGGTCTATATTGCCAGCGCCCGCTCTAGCGTTAATAGACGCGGATGTAGCAAGTATATTATCTAAAACAGATAGCCCTTGCTTTTTATACTTTAAAGCCTCTTGCCTGCCTTGCATGCGCGTTAATGTTGCTTGCGCTTGCAAACCGCCTGCTTGTGCTTTTGCCGCTTTCATTTCGGCCATGCCGCTTACAGCGGATATTGCCATTGGTACTGCAACCTGTGCCATATTATTGCCCTATGCTCACTTTGTACTCGATGCCCAAAACTGACATTTTCAGCGGTACATCTTGGGTTACTGTTATCTGGCCATCATAGCTATAGCCAAGCATGCCATTAATAGTCTTGATGCCTGTAAACTCTTGCACGGATGAGTTTAACACATTTGTGCCAAAACTGCGAAACGGTATCAGCGACCCGTTAATAGACAAAGACTGCGTTTCAAACAATTCTGCGTTTACCTCAAAGATGCGTTTCTTAAATCCTTTTAACGACCCGCTAGGCAAGTTTGGCTCGACCGGCAATGTTTTCATTGTTGGCGTAAAGTTTAGCCCTACCTGAAAGCTAGCTGTCGCCGCTGACACAAACGTCACGGTCGATGGCGATGCGCCAACCACCTGTGTCGGCTCTACAATGCCGTCACGAATTATCTGCACAGTTTCTGCCTCTAAGTGCGGCATGTTAACTGACGCGCCTGTGGTGCCGGTTGTAGCGCTATCTAGCAGGGTATCCGGGTCAAACACTTCCACATAGTAAACATCTGCGCTGTTTACGTTGCGCTTTACAATTACATAGATGTCATCAACATCCACGCCAATGTTTATAAACTCACCCTCGGTTGTCCACTCAGACGGCGCAATCACGTTCTGGCTGCGCAGCAATGTATAGCAAGCAATAGACCCATCATCGCCATTAACCAGCATCAGCCGGTCACCCTCATCTGTAGATGTGGCGACACGCACCGCCATCTCTTCTGGGGATTTTAGCAAGTGCGATGATAGCAGAGATATCTTGTCTGATGTGTATGCGTTCACCGTATCGCTAAAGATAAACTCTTGGATGGCCTTCCCCTGCCGTTGGATAAATAGCGTTGCGCCGTCTACGTTCTGCACGCGTAGCCCCGGCTTCATGCCAAAAAATGTCTGCGCTTTTACAATAAGGTTAGCGGGGGTGATAGGGTCATCCAGCGCTTGCGGCACATAAAACTCGCCGCCGGTAGTGAATATCTGTAAATTACGCCCGGCATACATATCGACAATAGCATTGAAAGTCCCCGTGTCTAAGCTGGCCTCAACAGACGCATCGTCTAACGCCTCGCCGGGGTCGAAGTTAAAGAAGTCAGAAACACGACTGCCCCAGATAGTAGACGGGCGCTGCTTGGAACCGCCAAAGTATAAGCGCCCCTCATGAAATACTACGCTGCGTGGCCAGCCTCTGGTGCTAGACCATGTGTCCTCATAGCCTTCTTCAAGCTCCCAATCAGCGTCATCAATGTTGCCAGTGTCAAACAGTGGCACCTCTGCAAAACACTCTAGCTTTGCATCGTTAACCTTGCGCACGATACGCAACCGGCCAAACGGTGTGACGTTTATGTACTGTCCCACATAGCTACCCGATGCCGCCGCACCTGTTGTAAATATGTTTGCATCAGACCCGCTATGCTTGGCGGTCACAGTGATGTTGCCCGATGTGCCGCTAACCTCAAGATGGTCGTGCGACACGCCGGTGTTAAAGCTACTGCCTGTTGTGACTGTTAGCGTAAATGCGTGCTTTGGCACAAAGTCAAATGAGATGGTGCTGGCTGTCCAATCGCTGTCTGTTGCACCGCGCACAATCTTTACCGGCGCTAGATCCTCATGCACCACAATCACAGTGTCGGCAGACTGCACCCAGTTCATTTCTGGCAATATGCTAGCAGTCAGCGTTGACACAACTAGAAAGTCGTTGCCTGACCCGTTGATGTTTGTAACTAGCGTGCGGTTTTTGTAGACGTACATTTTGCCGGGCGTAAACACAAGCATGTAGCTATCGCTAACGCTAAACTCAAACCCAACCATGCGCACAGCGTTAGCCGCGCCAGCGTCTAGCTCATGCACAAACTTAGTGCCATCACGCCGCACTGCGCCGCCCTGCGGCTGGATAGATACGTTCTGCGCTGTAGTTAGCGCCGACTTGTACTGAGTGATGTCTGTCCGGGCGCGTAGCTTCGGGTCAATCTCACCAGACGTAAAGTCGTTTTGTATCTGTATAATCCGGCTCATGCTAGAACCTTATGTCGGTAATTGGAAACTCTTGTATCTGTTGTGCCGGTCTGTCGGCGCCGTCAATGTTGATAGCCACACGCACTAAACCGCCGCGCATGTTCTCCGCTGGTGAGCCATAGGCACGATTGTGGAAATAGTCAGCCTTGGTAATTTGGTCAGTGATAGGCTCTGCAAATTCAGCCGCTAGCGCTGTCTTTAGCAAGCGCACAAAATATGGCGGGAACTCAAATGGCTCCGGGCGATACTGGTAGTCTACCCAAACATTTTCGTAGTTTGTGTTTAGCCCGTCACCGTAGATCTCAAAGTCGCGCTGTGGTGTTGCACCGACAGCGCCCACGTTAAATACGGCCTTTGGGTTGCCAAGTAGGTTGCCCGGCAACTGGTAAATATATTTCCATTCGTTGATGGGAGCTTGCACTAGCTGCGCTAGCTTCACTTTTTTAATTGACCAGCTGTAGGGGTACTGCATAAGCAATGTGTCGCGCACATCGTCATAGAGCCGGTCGGCCACTTGCGCCTCATCTGTTCCAACAGTAAAGCTAGATAAAGGTGTAGCGCCCAACATAATGAGCGCCTCAGAACAGATAGATAGTTTGGTATCGCCAGCAGCCATCTAATACTCCAAAGAATAAAGGCGGGGCGGCATACACCGCCCCAGCCAAATTGTATTAGTCGGCGTCAGCCACTGACACGGCTGTGCCGTCTGACACATCAACCACACCTGATGCGTTTGACAAAACAACAACAATTGACATTGTTGGAGTTGCGCTGTCATGCACAAAGATGATGTCGCCAACTGCCAGTGTGTCAGACAGGTCGTTAAAGTAACCCGCTGTGTTCACGTCTGCAATCGCGTCTGCTGATGTGTAGGTGTACATTGAAGGAGCGTTGCCCTTCTTTGCTGCACCAATTACGTTAAATCCTGCGTTTGAATAAGCCATTTCTCAAATCTCCTTATTCTGTGCAGCTAATTTTGACGATGCCTTCATCGTCAATTGCAATGGCTCCCGCG